GGTGAACAAGAAGCGGAACGAATCAAAAATCATAGTAGTAGGCGGGGAACTGCCATGCACAAATTCTTGGAATCTCATATCACGGGAGTTGGGTACGATGATCTTACAGGGATCGGACAGGAGGCGAAGCCCATGGCCCAAAAAATTATTGAGATCGGCCTTACGCCAGTTGAAGAGTGGTACGGCTCGGAAGTTACATTACATTACCCTGGCCTTTATGCTGGGTCTACTGATTTAGTTTGTTTACATAATGGTATGGAAACGATTGCTGACTTTAAGCAATCAAATAGACCAAAGAAATTAGAATGGATAGAAGATTATTTCTTGCAGATTGCTGCATACGCCATGGCTCATGACTACGTCTATGGCAGTAAAATAAAACAAGGTGTTATAATGATATGCACACCGGACTTATATTATCAAGAGTTTAAATTCCAAGACATTGAGTTAAGAAAGTGGAAACACAAGTTTCTCAAACGATTAGACATGTACCATGAGCTAAAGTTTGATGAAAAAGAAAGCGTAATGAAACAGGGCACTGCTCAAGATTTATTGCGAGAAATGACAAAGGAGAGAAAATGAATGACAAACTTAGAAACGTTCTAAACTGCAGGTATCAAGCAGAGATAGAAGACGCTTTATACAAAATAAGGTGCTATAGTGAGCAGGAATTGATCATACCTGAGCATCCTGACATTACAGGAGAGGTCGATAAGCTACTAATGAAGATAGCCGAAGCCGAAGACAAAATGGCAGTAATGGAGCTACATTATGGCAAAAAAGTGGCAAAGACAGTATTATAGAGTTCTCACAGATAAATTAGACTCGTTGAAAAAAAACATGAAAAAAAAGTGGAATAATGTCCAAAAGAAAAATTATGTAGCAATACCAATGTTTTTAGACGATTTTAGTGGACATTTTAGTGGACATTTTTTAGTCAAGTGGACATTATTTTATGTCCATCTGTGGTGCCTTTCGCGCGCGCCAAAGCTGAATTTTGTATAGCAATTTATCTGTAGAAACCCTATAAGGAGATATGCCTAGGAAAAGAAGAAAAATGTCGTTAACTGATAGATCTACCGATATGCCTTATCCGAGAGTTAGAGTGGAGTGGATTGATTGCATCAGTGACTCTGGCTGGGCTACTGAAAAAGAATTTGATAGAATGAAATTTGCAAAACCTGTCAATGAAGGTTGGTTGTATTCAAAAGACAAAGATTCAATAAAATTATTTGCGTCTTACGATAAAGATGAAGATGGTTTTACGTTTGGGGATCGGACGATGATTCCTCGGGCTTGGGTAAGGAAGATTCAGAAGATTTAGGTGTATCAACAATCTCTTCAGCAGTCCCATTTACAACTTTCATCTTTAAAAGAGACGCGTAGTCGGACAGTATTTGTCTTCGTTTTTCTGCTAATTGTTCTTCTGTCATATCATCTAATTTACCTGTTCTTACTTCTTTTCGGTCTACATATAGGCCACCAACTTTACCTCGGGCTACTTCCATATTTCCAGCGGCAGAAAAAGAATTCTTTTTTAAAGCAGCTTCCTTAATTCTATCAAGCTGTTCTAGATGTTTGTCTAAAGTTACTTCATGCTTTTGTCTGACTTCAGTACGTAGTTCTCCTATGTATTTTACAACAAGAGGTGATTCTTTTGGATTAGTTAACTCAGATCCTTCTCGTCTACATCTGTCCGGACTATAACCTGCTAGTTTTGCAGCCTCACCTTTAGAGCAAGGTTTGCCAGTAGCCGGGTCGCCAAACACTAAGTATTCGGCAAATCTTTTTTGCATGTCGGTAAGTCTTTTAGGTAATCCCATGGTTGACAATTTAAGGGAACAATCCTATAAAGTCAAGGTATGAAAGATAAACGTACATATACAAATGCGAAAGAACATGGAGAAGATATGAGTTATGAAGACGAAGTTTCAATTAAAAATGAAGACAGAGGTGGTTTAGATTTAAGTTATTTGATTGAATCATATAAAAAAGAAATATGGAATTATCAAAAGAGAGAATCTGAACACATTAAAACTCAAAATGAGCTTTTTAATGCAAAGAAGATTATTGAAGAGTTAACGGCAAAGATTGTTGAACAACTTGCACTCATTGCTAAGTTAGAAAAAGCAAGAAACGATCTTGCAGCCGAGTTAAAAAACAAATGAGAGTCTTAGATCTACAAAATTTTTTAAGTGACTTTACATCTAGAAATAAATCTGGTACAGCGCAGGGTAATGCAATTTCAAACGCAGTAATTCTCGTTGAAGTAAATGGACAGTTAAAAGAAATTAGTAAGATGGAAGTACACGAACACGTTGGACCAGTTGTAATAGGTAATTCTAAACCTACACATAGGTTGGTCTTCAAAACACAAACACCGCGTATACCAATTTTTACCCCGAATAAATTGGTGCGCCATGAAGTTTGAGAATGACATTGTTCCCTCAAAAAACACATGGGTCCAGAGGCTAAATTTTACCGAGAAATTAAAAAAAGCATACCAAATATATCGTGGATTAGACTTGAAAATCTTAGCCTATCCGGCACTCCTGATTTATTGGGTTATAATAATTCTGGCCACTTTTTCACTATAGAATTGAAGGTGACCAAAGGGAACAAATTGAAATTTTCCCCTCATCAAATTGCCTTTCATAAACGTCATCCTGATAATACCTTTATCATGGTAAAGGCCCTTGGTCCTTTACCCTTGAAAACTTTTTCAATATCCATGTACCGTGGTACTAGGATCACTGAGCTTGTTGCTTGTGGCTTGAAGCTTGAGGCTTGTTACTCTGGGCTTGATGCTTGTCGCTTAGCGCTTGATGCTCTCTGAACCTGAACTGGTTCTGGTTTGCTTGTCGCTTGCTGCTTGAGGCCCGGATCAGGGCGCACGCGTGCATGGCCCGTCGGCTCTGGCTTGCTAATGGCCTGATCCAGTTTATTACGTAGCTTTCGTAATTCTTTATAATATTTTGGGTGTCTCCACATTTTAATGTTTACCGTAACTAATATTCTGTACATCACGATCCCAGCATTGTCTACAATCTTTGCATTCGTTATTTTGTTTTGACGCCGGGCAGCTGTGATTCCCATCTGTTAATACTGTTGATGTCCAGGGCCAGCTCTTCACTGGTCCCTGGTCAATCATATGCGAGGACATACGAATAATTAAATTCTTTGGAACTACTTCAGGATCCATGAGCCTTAAAAATTTTGCTTCACGTGTTGGGAGCCAGTGCCTGGTCTCTGGGGTACGCTTGCACACTTCAAAAATATTTTTTAAATGCTCCGGGCTCTGGATGTCTCCTGAGTCGTGCCACCTGAACCAGGGCTCACCCTTGATCAGTGTTACCATTGCATCAACCCATCGTGGGTCTGTTAATGCTTGCAGCCTTCTATCCAGAGCTTCTCTTACGTTCCTGAATCTATATCTACCCTTCATTGCGTAACAACCAGCACAAACAGAATTTTTAACCTTCTGGAGCTTGACGCCTGTTATACATCTCCAGGCCGGCAGGTTATGCGCGGGCCCGGGCATCTTAGAAGGCTTGGACAGGCCGCCAGTTATTTTTCTTGCTTCTTTTTTTAACATGTCTTTCTCCTTTATATTCCTGGATATCATTATATAGTCTTCTTGTCAAGCTTGCTGCTTGTCGCTTACAGCTTGACGCTTGATCCTTGTAGCCATTGATCTCGAGCCAGCGCCAGTGGTTTATTAATATTTTCAGGCTCTGTGATCCGGGGTTCCTACTCATCTTCAGCAATTGCAAAGTATGGTAGCGGGCTAACGCAATCATCTTTTATTTTTTTTAAGATAATTTTCTCTGCTTCGATTTCGTCTTTTGCTTCTATCACCAGACCATCGTAGGGCTGCAGCTCCTGCTGCATCCCTTCAAAGTCCATTTGTATTGTATATTTATTAGTGTTTGATTTTTTCATACTTTTTCATGTCCTCTTTCACTAGTCGCAGAATCTCTTCCAGAGCGTCTGCTATTCTTTTCAATTGTGTTGTGTCCATAATTATTCCTTTCTAAATTCATCCTATACTATCCTTCACCAGCTGTCAAGCGTTGCTTGCTGCTTGAAGCTTGCGGCTTGAACCCTGATCAGCTGTCTTATGGCAAGCACCTCGCTTTACAGCTCAAACGGTGGCTGGCTCAG